TCGATCCCCTGCGACTGCACGTAGGTGTTGCCCTGGTCGCGGGAGGCGTCGGTCTCCTCGAGCTGACCAGTCTGCTGGTTGGGGCCGAGCGTCCCGCCCGTGAACGGCAGGAGGTAAGCGGCGTTGGCGGCCGGTGTGCCCTTGACGGTCTGCTTGCCGAAGGCCCACCATGCAACGTTGCCCTTGAGTCCGGCCATCAGATCTTGTCCTTCTTCGCCGGAGCGGCCGGCTGGTCGTTGGTCTCCACGAAGTACGGGTGGCCCGCGAGTTCGGCGGCGATGTCCTTGCTGACTTCGACCGGCGAGTCTCCGACGACCACGTCTCCGAACGGGGTCTGGACGCCCAGGTCGCCCTCGGGCGCGGCGTCGCTCTTGATGAACTTCGGCATGGGAGAAAGACTAGTGGGGGCGTTGTCAGGGATCGGGGTTCTGAGCGTGGGCGAGGACCGTCGCCTCGAAGCGGGTGATGTTGCCGGTCGGGTCCGCCGGGTAGGTGACCTCGATCAGGTCGAACCACCACAGATCCGCGCTGACCGCCGGGTGCCCCGCACCGACCGCGCGGCGCAACCTGTCGGCGTAGGCCTCCACCTTCGCCGGGTCGATGACCCGCCCGGGGTCGCCGTCAGCGTCCCAGCGGCCGTAGAACTGCACCCGCATCTCCACCAGCAGGTGGAGGCGGTTCGCGCCGTCCGCGTACTCCCGCACCGGGCTCACCCCGACGACCGTGCCCTCCTGCCCCAGCGAGGCGTCCAGCCGGTCGCTGCGCACGACGATGTTGTCGGCCGCGAACTCCGCGTTCAGCAGCGTCTGCAAGGCCGTGCGGGCGACAGTCGACGGGCTAGACACGGGACTCCGCTGCCGCGCGCTGGTAGGCCTCCGCGTAGGTCTTGCGGACCCACTCCCGGCCGCCGGCTACCTCCCAGGCGAACCGGACGATCCCGCGACCCTTGTACGGCGGGTTGCCGGGGTGGTGGACGGAGATCGTCTTGACCACGCGGCGACGCTTCTCCCAGTAGAAGACCAGCTGGGGCTTGTTGCGCGCCGTGATCATGTGCGGGCGCGCGCCGAACTCCTGCGAGGCGGCGTGGCGGGCCTTGGACCCCACGACCCAGGTGCGCTTGTCGATGCGGTAGGCCCGGTAGGAGCCCTTCAGGTGCGGGCGACCACGGCGGCGGTTGGCCGAGCCGGAGCGGCGGCCGTACTCCACGGCGCGGTTCGTGCCCCTCGCGAGCACCGCCGCTACGTACTTGAGAGCATCCTCGCTGGCGCGGTCGACCGCCGCCTCGAAGCGGCCGAGGTTGTCTCGGAGTTCGACGCGGTTGCTGATCACCGCACCCTTGCTGAGGGCGCGGGCGAAGTCGGCGTTCGGTACCGCCAGGCTCGGTGCCGCCGGGCGCGCCACTACAGCCGGATCCGCTGGTAGGGCTTCAACAGCGTCTCAGCGCGGGCCGGGATCGCGTCGACCAGCGGCGTCTCGAGCTGGACGCTGTAGGACTCGAAGGACTGCGAGATATAGGGCTTGGGCGACTCAGCGAACGCGGCGGCCGTCCAGATCGCCGCCTGCTTCACGTCCAGCGGTACCGCCGGCCAACCCCACATCGCCGTGACCTTCACGACCTGTTGCAGCGACCCCGCCTTCCACCAGAGCGTGTCCAGGTTGTAGGTGAACCCCATCGCGGGGCTCATGTTGAACGGCTGCAGCTGCAGCCAGTAGTGGACGGGGGAGCGGCGGTCGGGCTCCGCGCTGTAGAGCGTGGAGGACTGGACCACGTCGTTGACCTTCACCGAGGTGATCGAGCCGAGCTGGCAGTCGTCGATCTCGAGGATCCCCGAGCCGTCGTAGTTGAAGGCCCGCTCCTCGGTGACCTCGCTCGAGGCGAAGTCACGATCGCAGTAGTTCACGCACGATCGCCGCCGCAGCGTTCTCGAGCGCCTGCTGCAGCCGGTCATCGCGCTCGATGTCGGTCGGGTCGATGTTGAGCGCGACCTTCAGGTCGTCGAGGGAAACCAGCTCCGTAGCCATAGGCTCTAGGTTACGGAGAGCGCCCTCAGATCAGCTGATGCGCGCGATGATCTGGGGGCAGTTCGAGTAGGCCACGAACGTCGCCTCGCTGTAGGACGCGGCGGGCGAGGCGTACGAATCCGAGAACGTCGTTACGAGCTTCGCAGGCGCGCCACCCGGCGCGGGCATGAAGCTGGCGGTGGGCAGTTGCGCGTCGGGGCTGGCGATCGCGTTCGCGCTCCGCAGGATCTGATTCGCCACCGCCGCGCTGGTCGTGTAGCCAAGCTCGATGTGCTGCCCGGCGAGGACCGCCAGGTTCGGGTCGCCAAGGTTCAACCAGCCTGTCGCGGAGATCGACACCTCGCTACCCAGCCACAGCCGCGTGCGGTTACCGGCGGACGCCGTCCCATCGTCGTAGATCAGCCCCTTGATGTTGCCGCCGGTCGCGTTTGCGTACACGTACAGGTCGCGCAGGTTGCCGCTGACCGGGATGATGGCGCGGGCGAAGTAGAGCTGGTTGACTACCGACCCGATCGTGTTGTTGCCCAGCAGCACTCCGTTCGACGCGAGCGGATAGACCACGTTGACCGGGCCGGGCATCACCTGCACCTGGCCCAGCACGCTGTTCAGCGAGGTGTGCTTGGTGGCCCCCGTGCCACCGTCGACGACATCGACCACCAGGTCGCTGCCCCTGGTCACCTGGTTGTCGGTGATGACGTAGCGGTTCGACGCCCCCGCCGCGACCCGCACACCCGCCTTCTGATGGCCGCCGTAGTAGCCGTTGGCGAAGATGTTGCCACTGACCACGAAGTCGCTGACGCCCGCCTCCACATCCACGGCCGGGATCGAGGCGGTGTTGGCCGTGTTGTTGTCGATCAGCTTAGCGCCCGTGATCAGCGTGTGGGACGCACCATTCTTGACCAGGATCCCCGCCCCGGCGTTCCTGGCGACCATCCCGCCGGTCCAGGAGAAGCCCTGGCTGTTCGCGCCAACTGTGACGGCCGGGTTGGTGGCGGAGGTGCAGGAGACGACCTGGCAGTCGATGAAGTCGATCGGCCGGGTGTAGTCGGCGCTGATCGCGTAGGTGGTCTGCGAGTCGAAGACGCACGAGGAGAACCGGCACGAGGTGACGCGGTTGCCCGCGCCGTCGTTGCTCGTCGTCAGGCCCGTCGAGCCGTTTTGGAACAGGCTCTGGTCGAGCTGGAAGGTGTCCATCCGCTTGAGGTCGAGCCAGTCGGTGGGCGCGCCGCCTGCGGCCGTGCAGTCCCAGTGCGAGCCGTAAATCTCCACGAGCTGCACGGAGGAGCTGCCGTTGAAGATGAAGCCCTTAGCGACGCCCGTAGCGCCGAGGGGGTTCGTGAGAGACATCACCCGCAGGCGGTGCAGGAAGTAGCGCCCACCTCCGGTGCCCGTCGTCGGCGTGACGTTCACGAGGCTGTAGAGGTTGGAACCAAACGTCAGGTCCGAGAGCGTGATCGTGCCCTGCGAGGCCGAGCTGTAGAACGCACCGCCCGAGGTCTGTGGCGACGCCGCGTCGAACGCGAGACGCTCCACCGCCGAGCGATAGGCACCATTGTTCGAATTCTGTGCGCGCAGGATGAAGTAGCCGTCGCCAGTGGCGCGCAGGATCGTCGCGTTGCCGTCGCCGTAGAGGCGCACGTTCGCCGGCAGGTTCAGCGTCGAGCCGATCGCGTAGGTGCCGCCGGGCAGGTAGACGGACCGCCCACCGGAGAACGCGCTTCCCGCCGCCGCGTTGATCGCGGCCTGGATCGCCGCCGTGTCGTTCGTGGTGCCGTCCCCGACCGCGCCGTAGTCCGACGCCAGGAGAACGTGGCTGCGGCTATCGGCGTAGGTCTTGGTGGCGGCGTCCGTCGCAGCGGTGGGCGTCCCCAGGCCCGTGATCTTCTGGCCGCCGAGCGCCACCGCCGCCGTGGGCGCGGCCACCTGATCGAGCCGCGTGTTGCCGGCCAGCGCCGTCGAAGCGGTCGTGCCGAGCGCGCGCAACGCCTCGTCGGCCGCCGCCGCGCTGCCGCTGGGCTTCAGCGAGGCCGCGACCTTGCTGGCGCTGACCGCCCCAGCCGCGACCGCCGGGCTCGCGGCGGTGCCCGTCAGATCCCCCGCGAGCTGCACGACTCCCTTGGAAGAGGTCGTGGCGTCGACGGTCGGGCCGGGCGGCCCGGTGTCGCCAGTGTCGCCCTTCGGGCCCTGCGGGCCGGTCGCACCGTCAGCGCCAGCGGGGCCAGCGGGGCCAGCCGGACCCTGCGGGCCGGTGTCACCAGTGTCACCCTTCGGGCCCGCCGGTCCAGCGCCACCACCACCGATTCCGATCTGGTCGACGCCAATCAGCACGGGCGTCTCGAGCATCACGCGGACGCTGCCCATCACTTCACCTTCAGCTTTCCGGTCAGGATCACGGCCGTGAACGGCGAGGAGTCCGTCAGCAGCAGCTCGTAGTGGGAGACGATCGGCCAGGCGTCCTTCTGGGTCGGGGTGCGCTGGATCGTCAGCTTCCCATCAACCCCGCCGACCGTGACCGTGAAGTTGTCGAGTTCCGCGCCCGTCGCGAGGTTGACGAGCCGGAACTTGCTGGTGCAGCCGGTGACATCGTGGACGACCGTGCCGGCGTCGTCGTCGTAGACGATCACCTCGAGGTACCAGTCGGCGCTCCGGTACACGGTCAGATTCAGTTGCCCCGGCGAGAGGTTCAGCATCGCCATCCAGAATACGGGCAGAGATAGCAGGAGCCCGGCCTAAGCCGGGCTCCTGGGACCACCTCCCTCGTCGGGTACGTCAGGACTTCGCGGGCTTCGCGGCGATGCTCGCGAAGACCTCCTCGGGGCTGGGCTCGCCCAGCACGCCGAGGGTGTTGTCCGAGGTGCCGTCCGCCTCCGGCGGGATCTGCACCGCCAGGTCGCTGTCGGCGCTGACGTGGCGATCGAGCTTGACCGTCTCGACCTTCCCCGTGCGCGCGTCGACCTGCACGTCCGGCTTGTCGGGTGCGGGCGTGGCAGGCTCGACCGGGCTGGTCTTCACCTGGTTCTCCACGACCTCGATGCGGCTCTTGACCTTGTTTGCCATGTCTAGATCACTCCCTAGTTGTTGGCGAGGCCGGTGCCGCCGATGACGGAGAACGCCTTGGGGTAGCGTCCGGCCGTGAAGCCGACGCGCTCCTCCGCGCGGAACACCGTCTGGTTGGTCGTGAAGTAGACGTGCGGCGACTCGTCGACCGTCACGCCCTGCCTGTCCAGGATCAGCGCCTCCGAGAAGTTGCCGACGATGACGCGGCTCTCGTTGGTGCCCGCCCCGAGGTTGGTCGGGATGTTCTTGGTCAGGACGACCGGCAGCCCGAACAGCTCCCCGGCCGGGAGCGGATCGCTCGCCCGGCGGCCGAAGGCCGTCGAGCCGGCACCGATCAGGTACGTCGAGGGCGACGACGCCTCACGCGCCTTGACGATCCACGCCCAAGTGCGCGGGTGCATCAGGATGTGAGTCGGGTTGCCCTGGTAGTTGGTCTGCACGGCGGTGATCGCGTCGACCACCACGTCCAGCAGCTCCGGCACCGTGGGCGAGGCGTCGGTGTAGGGCACCGAGTTCACGCCCGAGGTGTTCAGGATGCCCAGGGGCTGTCCCGTCCCGGAACCGTTGATGAACGCGACCTCCTCGACCGTCGCGAGCCTCTTGGCGAGGTCCGCGACCGCCAGACCGTCCACGGACGGACGCGAGTCCGCCAGCAGCTGGTTCGAGACCACGGCCAGACCGGCGGCCGTGAACACGGAGGTCGAGATCTGCCCGAACGTCATGTCGGCGCTCGGCTTCGCTGCCAGCTCCGCGACCCAGCCAGCGGTCAGGCCACCCGTCACCGAAGCGATCTGGACCGTGTCCGACTGGACGTTGACCTTGGAGCACAGGGAGCGGACGACCGCGCCCTGCTCGCGAAGGGTGATCAGCTCGGAGCTGACCTCCGGCGCGACCAGGTAACCCCCGGCCGAGTCGGTGCCCTCCGTCATCGCCTTGCCCTTCAGCAGCCGCTCCTGGGCGGCGTGGTCGCCACGCCGGGCGGAACGGATGTCCGAGAAGAAGCTGTGCAGGCTCTTCTCGCCGTAGACGCGCTCGTCCTCGCCGGCCTCGGAAGGCACGCCGAAGTCGAAGCCCGCCGGAGCACGCAGCTCCTCGATGGCCTTGCTGAGCGTGGTCACCTTGCCACGGAGAGCCTCCATCTCGGCCTCGCGGGCGCGGTCTGCGCGCTCGGCCTGCAGCTCCTCCAGGGCAGGGGCGACCTCACCCTCGAGCTTCTCCTTCAGGCTCTTGACATCGGCCTCGGAGCCACCGTTCTCGATGGCGTCCATGAGTCCCTGTGCCTTGGCCTGGAGAGCCTCGAGTCGCTCGTTCACCTGCTCGAGCGTGTTCTCCATTGTGGGGTTCTCTCCTGAGTAGAGATTGGTTGGGTTACGCCGACCACGCGCCGGCCAAGGCGGCCAGGTAGAAAGTCAGGTGGTGAAAAGAGTAGGCGCGCTGTTGTCAGCGGCCGGCGAGCGCGTCGAGCGCCGCCTCGATGGAGTCCAGCGCGGAGGTGTCAAGTGACGGCTCCGACTCCAGCGCCTTCGCCACCACCGCGCCGAACGTGCGCGGGTTCACCGGGGTGGGGGTGAGCGAGATCTCGACGAGATCAATGGAGGTGATCAGCTGGCGACCGGCCTCGCGCGCCTTGCGGAAGAACCCGCCGACCGAGAAGCCGCGCAGCGTGCCGCGCGCCACCTGCTTGAAGCGGTTCATCGCGTCGGTGCCGGGCTCCGGCCGGTCCACGCGCGCGCGGATCCACAGCCCCTTCCCGTCGACGCGGGCCTCCTCGACCTCGCCCATCAGCTGGTCGAGCTTGTGGTGGTAGAGCAGCGCCCGGCTGTCCGACATGAACACGTCCAGCGCCTTCTCGAGCGCGCCCGGCGTCATGTACTCGCCGTCGCGGTCCAGGCCGAAGTCCGAGGCGTACCCCTCGATGTAGATCGGGCCGTCCTCCCGCTCGACCGCCTTGGCGTCGAGCCGGAAGGCCCAATCGAAGCGCACCGGGGCGCTCATGCCTAGCGCGTGGCGACGCGGCGAGGCTGGGGCGCGTTCGCCTTGGAACGCGGGGCCAGCTTCGCGATCGGGCCGCGAGCGCCGCCGCCGGAGGTGCCGCGCGGCTGAGCCGCCGAGAAGTTCCTGGGGCCGCGAGCCTTGCCGACCTTGCCGCCCTGCGTGAAAGATGAGATTCCCATGTGAAGAAGGGTAGGCGCGGGCGTGTCAGAGCGGCCGGATCGGCTCCCAACAATGTTGCAACGTGGTTGAGGGTCGAGACCCGGATGTAGCCGGCGGCGCGGATCGCCACCGGGCCAGCCTACCGGGTGCGCGAAAGGAACTCCGACTGCTCCGGTTTGCCCAGCAACGCATCCAGCGCCAGCTCCAGGAGCCAGCGCAGCGCCGGGCAGCCGATCATTCCGACCCCGACGCCGCCGCCTCGCCGACGAGCAACGCGAACGCCAGCCCGAGCGCCACCAGCGCACCGATCTCCACGCCGAGGATCGCCATCACGACCGCCGCCACGTAGCACCAGAAGATCATCGCGGCTTCGCCTTGGAGCGCGTGTAGCCCTTCACCTTCACCGGGCCCTTCCCCTTGTTCGGGCCGCGCGGCGTGCGGGTGTGCGCCCGAACGACCACCTCCCCGACGCGCTTGCGCTTACGGCTTCTTCTTCTCTTCGCCATGATGTCTCACCTCCAGATCGCAGAGCTTGCGGACCTCCACCAGCATCCCGACGCCGACGCCCGCCTGGACCCCCGGTGAACTGTCGTGGGAGATCTTCTTGGTGGCGGGCACCGCCACGATCATGGTCGTCGGCCTCCCCTGGGGGTCCCAGGTCGGCGCGAAGCCGATCATGAAGCGGCCGGCGGCGACGACATCCAGCGCGTCCATGTAGAAGGCTGGCAGCCCGAACAGTTCCCCCTGCCTCACAGCGAGAACCCCCTCCGGCAGTTCGGGTGCTCGAGCCGGTTGGCGCGCGCGTGCTCGATCGTCCAGACCGCGCCGTCCGCCTCCTGGCACGCCACGTCGTAGTCGCCGTCGTGGACGTGCACCGTCTCCAGCCCCGCGGCCTCGGCCGCCCGCAGCGTGCCCTCGTTGTGGTAGATCGTCGCCTCGGTCAGGGCGACCGTCTTGAGCTGGCCGGTCGACCAGCCCTGCAGGATCACCCGCAGGCCGTCGTAGTGCTCGGGGCTGTACCCGGAAACGATCTGCGAGGTCGAGTAGCCGCGCCGCACGCCCTCCGCGATCTCCCGCACGACGCGCTCCCGCAGCGTCGCGGAGATCGAGCCCAGCCCGCCCTCGCGGTGCACCAGCCCCGCGGCGATCGCCTCGAAGTCGATCCGCTCCGTGTTGACCCGGTGCCCGACGGTCGCCTGCTGGCTGACAGCCTGGAAGCCGGCGACGGCGGCGGCCCGCTCGAGCACGCTGGCGGCGGTCGCCGCGAACGCCCGCCAGGCCTCCGAGTCCTCGATCGCCGCCAGCACGCGCGGCCGGTCGGCCTTGCGCAGCCCCTTCCCCTCGCTGACATGATCCAGCAGCGCCCGCTCCAGGTCGCCCAGCGCGCTCCGCAGCCCCGCCTCGATGAGCGCCGCGACCTCGTCGACCGCCGCGTCGCGGTCGGCCTTCAGCGTGTCCTCGATCCGCACGGCCTTCGCGCCGGCCGCGCGGTGCGGCGGCGCGCCCGTGCCCTGCGGCCGGGGGGCCGCGCCCGAGCCGCGCGAGCGGCCCTCGCGGGGGGCCTGCGGGAACGCCGGGACGTTCTCGCCGTTCGGCGGCCGGCCAGGCTGGCCGGGCATCGGCCGGTTCGGCAGCCCGCCGAGTTCCGTCGACGGCGTCGGCAGGTTCAGCACCTTGTCGCCCAGCGGCTTGCCGGAGTCGGGATCCTTCTCTGCGGGGTCCAGGGGCTGCAGCCCCGCCTCCTGGCGCACCTCGTTGACGGTCACGCCCGGCAGCGTCGCGAACCCGGCGACCAGCTTGAGCTGGTCCTCACGCGGGATCGTGTAGGTGTAGTCCAGGACGAAGTCCAGATCCCAGGCGGGCCGCGTCAGCCCCAGCGAGATCAGCGCCTGCAGCCGGTTGAGCAGCGGGCGCATCGTGTCGTTGGCGAACGCCCGCTTGGCCTCCTGCAGGATGCCGGGGCGGGCAGCCCCGCCGAGCAGCTCCGGGGGCATCCGGAACAGCCGGCAGATCCGCTGGAAGCTCAGCTCCGAGAGCGTGTCGAACTGCGAGTCGACCGCTGTCGGCTGGATCGAGTTGAACTGGAGCCCCTGCTCGAGCACCGCCACCTTCCCGGCCTGCGCCGAGCCCGTGTACAGCGTCCGGAACTGCGTGACCAGCTTCTTGAAGACCACGTCCGGCACCCGCCGGTCGGTCTGCAGCACGCCGGTCAGCAGCGCGCCGTGCTCGAAGAAGGACGCCTGCGTGTCGGTCAGCGCCAGCTCGACATCCAGCATCCGGGCACCCGCCGCGACCAGCCCGACGCCCAGGTAGGGGGAATGGGGGTTGGGGCGACGGCCGTGGACGACCTGGTCGGCCGGGAAGTTCACCGGCTCCGCTCGACCGGGGATCTGGTACTCGTATCCGGCGATGAGATCCTTCGACCCTGGGATCACGCGCACGTAGGCGGGGTGCAGCCGGTAAAGGCCCAGCGGCTTCCCCTCGCCGTTCGGCCGCCACTTCAGCCAGTAGAAGTTGCCGACCAGCAGGAAGTCGGTCAGCGCCAGCGCGAACCACTCCCCCCAGTCCTGGTAGGGGTTCGGCTTCTCGAAGAGTTCCGTCAGATCCTCGGGCGCGTCCTTGACCTCGGGCGGCGCGTCCTTCGGCTTGTGGGGGATGTACTTCTCCCCGTCGCGCTCGAAGAGCCACTTCGCGGAGAGCGCCGCGTCGATGTAGACGTTGACGCAGTTGTTGACGGTGTCGATCGCCTGGTCGCCCGCGTAGGCGCTGAGGTGCCGCCGGGCTTCGCGCTGGGAGATGCGGCTGATCGTGGGCCGGTCGACGGCGATCGGCGGGCCGGCGGCGGCGAGCTGGCCGGAAGGCGAGGGCGCGGGCAGCGCCTTCCCGTCGAGCCTCACCAGTGCTCGAGCAACGGTCGCAAGTCGGTTAGCCATCGACCACATTCTTCCGGAAGGAGTGTCAGGGGCGCGCGGGGGCTTTGGGGGCGTCCGGTCCCCGGTGATCTCGCTGGCGTCCGGTAACTGGTCCTAAGGTGCAGAGTAAAATCCTTGTTTCCAGATCTAGACTCAGCACCGCGAGGACGCCGCTCCGAGCGGCGCGCGGTGTGAGTCTAACGCTTCGATTGTCAGCGAGATGTGTCCGGTAGCCAACTGCGAGGCTTCCGACCAGCCCGGCGGCCGCCCGCCGAGGTCGTCCCGGTCGCCAGCCGGCCGCGAGCGCCCCACCAGCGGCGGCCGTTCTGGTAGCCTTCGGACCATGCTTGACGAGAACACGATCCGCGACATGGTCGCTGAGGGCTACGAAGCCGCCGAAGCCGGCGTGGAACTCCGCGCAACCCTTCGCCGTGCCTCCGACCCCACCGACCCCGAGCGCCGCAAGCAGCTCCACGCGGCCGTCCGGAGGCTCCGCAAGGCGATGTACCCGGTTCGCCGCGCGCTCGGCCAGCTGCCCTACCTGCCGGTCTCCTCCGAGCTGGAGGCCGAGCTGCGGGCGGTCTCGGACACCTGCCAGCGAGAGCGGCGCAAGCTCCGGAAGATGCTGCAGGATCCGGTCTCCACGCGCCGCTATCGCGGCAGGGCGTCCTGACTACTGGTTGAGGGTTCGCCGGTCGTAGGACCGGCGCATGTACTCCTGCAGCCGAGCGCCGCGTGATGCGGCGCGGCACACTGGCCTCCGGGGCGTCGCCCCCGCCACCCCAGATCCCCGCAAAGAGCGCGTAAAGAGCCCCGCCAGTCCGGAGACTGACGGGGCTCGGGTGCGACCCCTATGTCCCGCCGAAAGGAGAAGCGGGACTGGTCAGTCTACCAGCTGGCCCCGTCTAAGTAGTCCGTTTGGTCGTCGGCTAGTAGGTCATCGGTGCGCGGCGGCCCGCACGCCGGCCACTACCGATACGACCAGGATGACGATGATCCGGCAGCAGATCAAGATGGCCCACCAGAGCACCGCCGGCACCACCACGCAGAGCAGCACCGCCAGGAAGAGGATCGATCTCATTCCAGCCCCTCGATCACGTCCAGCTCCGCGCCCCCCGGCACGGCGGCGGCCAGCACCAGCTCGCCGAGCGGCCGGCTCGAGAGGTCTGTCGTCGTCATCAATGGGGCCTCCTTCCGTTGGGTTCGCTACCACCACCCTAACGCCATGCCAACATCGCGTCAACCCTCAAGGAACCCTCAACCCCACTTCGAGGCAAACCCTCAAGCTGGAGGTTGAGGGTTTGGGAGGGGCGCTCGGGTGGTCTGGACCCTGGGTTGAGGGACCAGGAATCTGAAACGCGACCCTCCCCCCTCCCCAGGAGCTGGTCCAGGAGCTGGCCTGGGGCTGGTCCAGAGACCACCGGACAACACACCTAGACACAAAGGTGGTCAGAAGCCCAGCGTTCCGAAAACGAAAACCCGTATGTTTGCAGGCCCCCCGCCAGGATCCAACCCCGCGATCCACCATCGATTACGACACACCACCCCCAATCGTCAATGCCGGCGCGGCAAAGGCTGACAGCGCCGCCCGGAATGCCGGGTTGGGAGGGCGGCCGCGGCCCGACTTACGCGGAGGAACCCTTGCGGTCCTGGGTGCCGCTTGAGAGTCTTTGTCTTTGGCCACGAACAGGCATCCGCCATGCGGGCCGCCGCGTCAAAGGGGAAGGCTGTATGACCATCGAGCAGATTCACCGCTACCTCATGGCGGACGGGAACCTTCGCGTTCCCTGCTCTCGCTACGGATTCGATACGGAATCTTGCGTCCCGGTCGCATCCGCTACCGCCCGCGCCTACGCCGATGCGGCCGGAGAGGAGCTGTCGACCGAAACGCTGGATCTCGCCATGTCGCTCATCGTGAACGACTCGGACGATCCCGCGGACCTCATCCTCTCGCATGGCACCGATGCCGATGTGCGGACCCTTTGCGAGTGCGAAGGGCTTGAGCAGGACTGGATCCGCTGCGCGGCGGACCTCGGCACACAAGCAGCGATTCCGGCCATCGCCTACAAGCGGGAGCGTCCGAACCTCTCGGGCGAGTGGGCGGATGCCGAAACGCCCGCATCCCTCATCGACCACTGCGCGGGCGTCCCGGGCGCGTTCCGGCGCGTACCGGACTGGATCGCGGACGCTATCTGCGACGCCTACGAGTCCGCCGTCGCCTACGAGTACGAGACCGCCGATGACTAGGCCAACGGTGACCCCAGTCTTCGGCGTGCGACCCCATGGCAGTACCCGCGCGCAGCGCGCAGGGTCCGACCCTGCGCCCGCCAATCCCGCCCGAACGGCGGACGGTGACGCGGCGCTCGACCCTTCCGGGTCGGTCGCTGCGCCACTGGCACCGACAGAAAGGATCCCCCAGTGATCGCAACCCTGCAGCGCTTCTTCGCTGCGATCGGCCGCGCCGAGCACGGCCGGGCGATGCGATGATGGCGCGCGTGATCGCAGGCCTTTACGCGGCCGTAGCCGTAGGCATCGTCGCGATGCCCGGTGAGGCGTCGCAGTGGGTCGCCGTAGGACCGGCCGCGTGCGCGGTCGGATGCCTTGCAATCAACCGAATCGGGAGGGACCGATGACTCGAACCGACAAGCTGCATGCGCGCCTAACGGCACTGTGCGAAGCCGGCGCGCTGGATGACTACATCGTCTACGCGCCGGGTGACCGCGGGCTCCGCTGGAACGTCTGGGGCGAGGGCGTCGGCGACGTGGTCTACGGGTACCCGATGAACCTCACGCGAACGTTCTCCACGCGCGAGTGCGAGGACGCCTGTACAACCATCGAAGCCGTGCTGCGAGCGGCCGAG